CGTGGGCGGTGACGGCCAGCCGTTGTTCTCGGCCTCGCATCCGCTTGTTTCGGGTGGCACCAACAGCAACCGTTTGACGGCCTCGGATCTCAACGAAACTTCGTTGGAAGCTGCGGTTATTCAGATTGCTGGTTGGACCGACGAACGTGGTCTCTTGATCGCGGCGAAGCCCAACAAGCTCATCGTGCCCCCGTCATTGATGTTCACTGCCAAGCGACTCCTCGATACGGAACTCCGTGTTGCGACCGCTGACAACGACATCAACGCGTTGAAGGCGATGGGTTCGATTCCGGGCGGTTACACCGTGAACCACTTCTTGACCGACACGAATGCTTGGTTCTTGACGACCGACGTTCCGAACGGCATGAAGCACTTCGTTCGTACCCCGCTGCAAAACAGCATGGATGGCGATTTCGACACCGGCAACGTCCGGTACAAGAGCCGCGAGCGTTATAGCTTCGGCTGGTCGGACCCGCTGGGCATGTTCGCTTCGCCGGGCGCGTCCTGAGTTTGATTGAGTCCTAGAGAGATTGGGGGGTTACAAGTAGAAATGCTTGTAGCCCCTCTTTTTTAGTGATATACAGTCGTTATCGGGAAAAAACCGTTTACCAGACAGCCCCGACTGACGACATGCAGACTGGTAAACATTTACTCGCATGTGAGGAATTGAAATGGCACGTACTACGTTTTCGGGTCCGGTTAAGTCGGACAATGGCTTTGAGGGCGATATCGTTGGTGGTGTTGTATCCGCTTCGACCCTTGTGATCGGTACGACGACTGTCACTGCTGGTGTCGCCACGGGTTCGGTTTCGGCTCAAGCCGGTTATATCCCGGTCAAAATTGGATCGACCGTTAAGTACATCGCGCTGTATTCCAGCCTGACTCCGTAAGATTTCGTAGGGGGGCGCAAGCCCCCTTCATCCATTACAGGAGATCCAGATGGGTATGCAAACAGATGTCTTAGCCAGTCAACCCCGTACTGATGCGGGGCAACTGCTGGACCAGAATAGCCTTGTTATTGGCCGTTCGCGTGTGAAAGCGATTTACATCATCCCGACCTCTTCGGCTGGTCAAGTCGTGTTCCGCGATGGCGGATCGGGCGGTCCGGTCAAGATCACCGTGAACACCCTTGCTAGTTCCAGCGCACCGGATTACGTCCTGCTGCCGGGTGAAGGTCTTCTCTTCCAAGAGAACGTCTACATTGCCCCGTCAGCCGTAGTCTCGACGATGGTGATCTATGGCTAAGTCTCCGGCTTGGCAGCGCAAGGAAGGGAAGAACCCGAAGGGCGGCTTAAATGCCAAAGGTCGGGCTTCTTACAACCGAGCTAATCCCGGTAAACCCGGCCTGAAGGCACCGCAGCCTGAAGGTGGACCTCGCAAGAAATCATTCTGCGCGAGAATGTCGGGAATGAAGAAAAAGCTGACCAGCGCGAAGACGGCCAATGATCCCAACAGTCGTATCAACAAGTCCCTTAGAGCATGGAACTGCTGACATGGAAATGTTGGTCTGGAACATGGTTCTTACGGGAATCGTGGCCGTTCTGGGTTTTGTTGTGAAAGAGAAGTTCGCTGAACTTCAACGGTTGGGGATTCTCCTCAACAGAACCCGCGAAGAGATGGCTCGTGAACACGTAACCCGTGCGGAAGTACGGGCTGATGCACAGGTACTCCTAGACCGGCTTGACCGGCTGGAGCAAAAGATCGACCGATTGGTGAGCCACAATGCCAAGCAAGTCGGGTAAACAACATCGTTTAATGGCCTTGGTTGCAAATGACCCGAAAGCAGCCAAACGTCTTGGAGTCCCCCAAAAGGTTGGGAAGGAATTCATGAAGGCTGACAAGGGTCGCAAGTTCAGGAGTAAGTAAAAATGTTTAGCGTTAAAAAAGCCGTTGCTGCTCGCAACAACCGTCAAGAAATGGCTGGCGATAAAATGGGTCGTGCTATGCCGATGCGCGGCAACATGGCTGATAAAGCCGGTCGTGCGATGCCCATGATGAAGAAGGGCGGCAAGGTAAAGTCAGGAAGCTCAGCTTCCAAGCGTGCTGACGGCGTTGCTCATAAGGGCAAGACCAAGGGCAAGATGATCAAGATGAACTACGGCGGTAAGTGCTAATGAACCAAGCACCAAAAGGTCCGCAAGGGCCTCGGCGTTCTCCGGCACAGGCGGCCGCTGCTCGTAAAGAGCGTGAAGCTATTGAGAAGGCCCGTCAGGAAGAGCTAGAGCGCAAGATGCGTGAAGCATACGAAAAGGCGCAAGGCAGTAGCGTTTCTGGCATGAAGAGCGGCGGTATGCCTGACCTGACGGGTGACGGTAAGGTTACTCGTGCTGACGTTTTGAAAGGCCGTGGGGTTTTCAAAAAAGGTGGTGCCGTCAAATCTTCTGCTTCCAAGCGTGCTGACGGCATCGCTGTTCGTGGCAAGACAAAGGGACGGATGGTCTGATGATGCCCTCCCGAGGCATGGGTGATATCAACCCCAAGAAGGTGCCGCGAGCAAAGCGGCGCGGGGATGACAAGCCTGTGATCGGGACGGGCAAGCCCATTCGTACTTTTAAGAAGGGCGGCGAGAGCAAGGTCAATTCCGCTGGTAACTACACCAAGCCCGGTATGCGTAAAGCATTGTTCAACAGCATCAAAAATAGTGCTGTTCAGGGCACGGCGGCAGGTCAATGGTCGGCTCGTAAGGCGCAGCTTCTAGCCAAGCGGTACAAGGAGAAGGGCGGTGGATACCGGGACTGATATTGAGATGTTCAAGGCGCAGGTTCAGGCCGAGTTAAATCGGCTTGAGGCCAAGTCGTCTGCCAAAGAAGTCGCTGGCAAAGCCATCGGCAAGGACGGCCTAAAGTACATCACGATCATTGTCGTCATTGGTGTAGCGTCTAGTCTGGTGCTGGACTCTGAAAAGATTGCCGCCGTCATGGGTTTGCTTGGCGCGTCTTTGACCGCTTTGATTTCTATGCTCAACGGTATTGCCGGTGCAAGCGAGAAGGAAGAGAAGCCTGAGTTTGCAGTCATCAAGGAACTCATCGCCAAACTCGATAAACTAGATCGGAAAGAAATGCCGATGCGAGTCGATGTTGAAGGTGATCATGTGGTCGTTACCAAGGGTGACGATGTAGTGAAGGCAAGCCGATGAAAGCCCCGCAGCAATCCTTGAAGGCATGGACTGCCCAGAAATGGAGAACTAAAAGTGGTAAACGATCTTCTGACACGGGTGAAAGATATCTTCCGGAGGCTGCGATCAAAGCTCTCAGCCCAGCCGAGTACGCCCGAACCACTGCCGCCAAGCGCCGAGGAAAAGCCCAAGGCAAGCAGTTCGTCGCCCAGCCCAAAGGCATCTCGCAGAAAACCCGTGCGTATCGTCAAAAAGGTAAGTAAGCGTGGCTGATAAAACTACAGCTACTACAGACTTTAACCTCGACCTCAACACGATTATTGAAGAGGCGTTTGAGCGTTGCGGTGCTGAACTCCGTTCGGGATACGATTTCCGTACGGCTAAGCGTAGTCTTGCCCTGCTTCTGATGGATTGGTCGAACCGGGGTATCAACCTTTGGACGCTAGAGGAAGGTACCAAGACTTTGACCTACAACGTCGGTACGTACGATCTTGAGCCTGACACGGTTGACCTGCTTGACCACGTGATCCGGACTGGCTCTGGCACGAACCAGCAGGACATCAACATCTCGCGCATTTCGTCTAGCACCTACGTGTCGATCCCAAACAAGAACGCGACGGGTCGCCCGATTCAGATTTGGATCAATCGGCGTACGGGTGCTACGGGCGCAGATGGTGTTGTAGTCAAGCCACAATTTACGGTTTGGCCGAAGCCTGATAACAGCACCACTTGGGTTCTGTACTACACCCGTTTGCGACGTATGTTTGACCCCGGTAACGGCGTCAATGGGCAGGATATCCCGTTCCGGTTTTTGCCCTGCATGGTTGCTGGGCTGGCTTACATGCTGTCGATGAAGATTCCAAACGCTGATGCGCGTACTCCTATGTTGAAGGCCCAGTACGACGAAGCTTGGGATCTAGCGGCAGGCGAAGACCGCGAAAAAGCGGCGGTGCGGTTTGTCCCACGTGAGAGCTTCTTGGGTGGCTACTAATGCCAAACAGGTTTGCAAGTGGCAAGAACGCAATCGCCATGTGCGACCGATGCGGATTTCAGTACAAACTGCGCCAGTTGAAGTCGATTGTGATCAAGACCAAGAACGTAAATATCTTGGTCTGTCCAGAGTGTTGGGAACCCGATCAGCCTCAGTTGTCGCTTGGTTTGTACCCAGTGGACGATCCGCAGGCACTTCGGAACCCAAGACCGGATACGAGTTATTTTGCGGTCGGTAATGACGGCGCTAATGGCAGTCGTCAGATACAATGGGGTTGGAACCCGGTCGGTGGGTCAAGAGCCTTCGATGCGGAGCTAACTCCGAACACACTGGCCCCGGCTGGTGAAGTAGGAACGGTGACGGTCGTTACGACCTAGGAGATTGAGATGGCGATGAGCAAACTTGAGAAACATGCGGCTCTTCCGGCGAGCAAGGCTCACGGTCCGGGTCGAGTGAAAAATATGCGTGCTGGTGGCAAGACCAACAGCGAGATGAAGAAGTACGGGCGCAACATGGCTAAGGTCATGAATCAGCGTAGCCCGGTTCGTAAGTCTTCTGGCCCGAAGTAATTGCCATGAAAGAATTAAATCCCGGCAAGATCAAGCCGAACACAGACTCGACGGGGCGTAATGGCTACCCGGAGAAGGATGTGAACAAGGGTGTCACCCACATGGATATGAAGGGTGCTGGCGCTGCGACGAAGGGCAAGAAGTTCGTGTCGCAGATCAACCTTGAGAACAACGCCAAGTACAGGTCAGGCTGGTCGCCGTGAATTACACGCAGCTTTCTACACTGATTCAGCAATATTGTGAGTCTACGGAAACCTCTTTCGTAGCGAATATTCCTACGTTTGTGCAGTTAGCTGAAGAGCGGATTTATAACTCCGTTCAGATCCCGGCGATCCGTAAGAACTCGACTGCCACGATGACTATCGGGAACAAGTACATGTCCCTGCCGTCTGACTGGCTCTCGACGTTCTCCTTGGCGGTATTTAACCCGGCAAATAATGAGTACACGTACCTTTTGAATAAGGATGTGAACTTCATTCGGCAGTCGTACCCGGATGCAGACGATACTGGGTTGCCCAAGTACTACGCGATTTGGGATGACGACACAATGATTCTTGGCCCTGCGCCAGATCTCGCGTACACGGCTGAACTGCACTATTACTACTATCCGGCATCAATCGTGAATGCGGGTACGTCTTGGCTCGGTACTAACTTTGAAACTGTTCTGCTCTACGGGGCGCTCCGAGAGGCATATATCTACCTCAAGGGTGAACAGGACATGATGCAGTACTACGAACAGAAGTATCAGGAAGCCGTGCAGCAGTTAGCTCGCTTGGGCGACGGCCTGAACCGTCAGGATGCGTACCGTTCTGGTCAGGTTAGAATTCCGGTGGCTTCGTGATGTTTAGCGCAGAAGTTCAAATTGGGCAGGTGCTTGTTCAGACAACAGACCACCGTGGGCATACCGTAGAAGAGATTGCGGAGCGTGCGGCTAACCGCATTATTCGCGCAGATACGAAGGAAGCCCTGCATTATTGGCTGGTAAAATATCTCACCGAAGCGCAAAAAGCTGAACGTGAGTCGATATGTAAGAAGTTAGATAAACAGGGCTATGCGGAAATCGCACACTTAATTGGAGACCTATAATGGCTATTTCTCAGGCAATGGTGACTTCGTTCAAGGTCGAGATCCTTGATGGAGTGCACAACTTTGGCGTTGGCGTGACTCGCGCTTCAACGGCTGCGGATACGTTCAAGCTTGCGCTGTACACTTCGTCGGCAACTCTTGGCGCTGCAACCACGGCGTATACGACTACGGATGAGGTTTCCTCGTCTGGCACGAATTACCCGGCTGGCGGCTTAACGCTGACGATCTCGCAGGTGCCGACTTCGACTGGCACGACGGCGTTCTTGGACTTTGATGACCTGACGTTCCCCAGTGCTACCCTGACGGCTAACGGCGCGTTGATCTACAACGCTACCCAGAGCAACAAGGCTGTGGCGGTGCTGGCGTTCGGTGGAGATAAAACCTCTACCGCTGGTAACTTCACGATTCAGTTCCCTGCCGCTGCCGCTTCGACTGCGATCCTGCGTATTGCTTAATCGGGGGTTTA